AGTCTCACGCGACTAGATTGTTGGGAATGCACTGCCTCCTGAAGCGGTGCCCGAGTGGGTGATCACGTAACGAACTGTGATCCAACCACCGGAGGTGGGGGGGGTGCCTGCTACTTGTGTCGCGAAGCTGATCAGACGCGGCGTCACGGCGTCTCTGGTGAAGGGACCTGTGACGAGAACTTCGCGTCTATTGTCCGTCTTGTTGCCGTGCAGCAATAGCTTTGCGTTGAGCATGTCTGCTTGCTTGCCATCAACGTCGGTTATCGGGGCAGCTGTTGGCGTGGCGATCCACTTGACTCGGCTATCGTCAGGCACCGTGATGGGCACAATGACTTCGACTTCGACCTTGTGAATGACGTTGCCTTCGGGAATGTTGGTGTCGTCGTAATTGCTGGCAGGTTTCGGTCCGGTAAGATGAAGGGCTCTCGCCGTGGACGTGGTGACGGTGCGTGGTAGGGTGTAGGTGACTACCTCCTCGTGCATGGTCGGGGGAATGATGCGTGTGGGAGAACTGGTTCCGGGCTTCGTTCGGTTTCGGGGAGGCGGATTCCTCTTGTTTGTGTTGGCGGGCTGTCCTCCACCTCTGCGGTGGCCAGTGGAATCTAGATGGTTGTTGAGGGCTCGGATACTCGAGAATGATTTGCCACAAACTGAACACTTCATGATTCGAACTCAGATCGTGGGGTGGGTGTTGTGGTTCTGGCCCATAGTTAGCAGCCTGATGCGTAAAGGGAATCGTTGAGCTCTGCATAGGCTTGGTCTAGAGTTTTTCCTTTCAATTCACTCATCTTCGTAGCGCCGTACTTCAGGGTCATCTTCGCTGTGAGCCAACTCGTGGACATCATTGCTCGCACTCTGCCGGGGGAGGTCTTGTAGAGGAATTGTCCCATGGAGGCATGAGCCTCTCTCTGATCGGGGTTGAGAATGTCATCTACTATACCACCCAGCTTGTGACCGTAAGAGTACTCCAATGCGTAGTTAATCATGCAGTTGTCCAGAGTGTCGTTGACTTTCGCGAGTGCGAGTTTCATGGCGAAGTGGATGGGTTCTCTGATGATGCCAAACTGAGTGCAGATGAAGCCGCAGAAGATCGGTTGGGATATGAACTCGGTCTTCGCGACGATTTTGAACAATCGTGAGTTGGTCACCCAGTCGGCGTTGGTTCTGGCGAAGCCCACAATCAGTGAATCATCGCCGGAGCACATGTACGGGGTTGTTAGGTCGTACTGCAGGTTCATGAGGGCTTCGGAGAACATTGTGTTGAACTTGTATGTGCCAGGCTCTCCTGTGAAACGCATGATTGCTGAGGTC